TAGAAGCGCCAGGTGCCGGCCGGGATCGCGCGGGTGGTGTAAGTCAGCGCGTCGACCTGATCCAGCACGTCAGCCGTAGCCCATGAGCCGCCCGTGGTGCCGTAGCGGATCTCGTAGCGGCGGATGTCGAAGTCGCTGGTGTCGGCCGTCCATTGCAGGCGCACCTCGCTGGCGACCTCGTAGCCGCCCACGCTCGCCGGGCCATCGGGCACGGCCGTCTTGCCCACCACCGTGATCACGTCGGACGCCGCCGCGCCCACATACAGCGGCGTCATCGCGTACACGTCGACCTGGTGCTGGATCAGCTCCTGCACGGGCGGCGTGGTGGCTTCGGTGTCGCGCGTCGTGGCGGAATAGATCACCGCCCCGCCGGCACGCACCGTGACCTGGTAGCTGGTCACGAACGGGTCGCTGCTGGCCGTCCATGTCGCCTTGATGCGGCTGGCATAGTCGCCGTTCTGGAGCCGGTAGTTCGCTTCGGTCAGCGTCAGCCCGGTGACCGCCGCAGGCGCACCCATCTCGGGCAGGTTGCCGTCGGCGCTGCTCGGCGCGTTCTCGACGCTGTCGCTGTAGGCCGCCGCATCGTACTCGCTCGCCACGATCCGCCAGCGGCCCGGGCGCACCTGTACCGGGTCTTCCGTGATCCTGAGAGCCTTCGAGGCCAGCCCGACGAAATGGGTCAACGTGATGACATCGCCGATCTCGCGCCGCAACGCTTCGTCGAAGGTCTCGAATTCCACGGACAGATCCGAGAGCGTGAGCTTGTTCAACCGCTCGATGGCTTCACGGTACGCCTGCGAATACCGCGTGACGCCGGGCATGCTCACCACCGACTCGCGCCACGGCACCGAACCCGCGTCCACGCCGTCGCGCTTGGCGATGGCCTCGCGCTCGCGCCATTCCGTGCCGGAGCTGTCCGTGTACTTGACCCGCACCACCGTCGGCACCTGCGAGCTGTCCTGCTTGATCACGCGCAGGCTGCCGGCCACGATGTCGGCGGCGGTGAAGGTCTGCACGCTCGCCGCTGCCTTGTCCGGTATCAGGTGCGCGGTGTTGCCCCGGCGCACGATCCAGCACGAGGCATAGGCCCGCAGGATCTCCGCCCACGATTCGGTGTCCTGCACGCCGTCCAGCACGTTGCCGGCGGTGCGGCGCGCCTCGCTGGTCACCGTTTCGTCGCAGTAATCCATCGCGGTGTCGAGGTCGGTCGTGTCGACCGTCAGCCCCGCGCCGTAGATGGTAGAGCGCAGCAGATCGCCCAGATGCAGCGCCGGGTTGGCGCTGTAGATCGTGGTCGCCGTCGCCGGGTTGTAGACCTTCTTGCCCCGGATCTCCGCGACGAACGACGGCCAGTTGTCGTAGTGCGCGCTGGTGTACTGCACCACGGCATAGGCGATGCCGATGGAACCGGCCGGCGTGCTGGCGACGAGCGTGTCGGCATAGCCGGTGATCGCAGCGGCCAGCAGTGGGTCGGCGGTCTGCGACGTGGTGCCGGTGTAGTAGTTGACATCGACGCCCGTGACCGGCGCCTCGCCGTTGATCAGCAGCGTGTCGATGGCCTCGATCTCGCCCAAGCAAAACGCCACGCCCACGGTCCACACGCCGCTGGTCACGTCCAGCGCGAACACCTTGCCGCCGATCTGGCACCGGCCATAGGCGACCGGGATCGGCGCGCCGTCCCCCGCCGTCGTGGCGCGGATCTCGCGCACGCTCGACTGGCGGTTGAGCGTCGATGCCGGCACGACAGACAGCGCGGCGCGACCGGCGATGCGAGCGCGCCAGGCTTGATCGCGTGCGAGTGATTCCGCCGTGGCGCCGCCGGTACTCCCCGGGTAGTCGGGATAATCAAGCGCCATCCGAGCGCTTCCCGACCAGTCGCGAGGTGGTGACCCAACGCACGCCGCCGTTGAACGGCGCCGAGTCTGGCTTGCCAACGAAGCGGCAGTAATAGGTGTCGCCGCGCCACGTCACGTCGATCTGCGCGGTGCGGTTGGTGGCATAGAACGACTCGATCGTGTCGGCATCGCTCTCGCTGATGCCCTTGTGCACCAGCACCAGGTCGTAGACCTCATAGGGCGTGAGCACGCGCCCGCGTATCTCGCCGCCATCGGATACGTCGAGCGCGAGCGATTCGCGCGGCGTCACGCGCGAGGCGTCGGCGTCGTAGGCGGTGTTCGGGTAGGCGGCCATCTATCGGTTCCATGTTCCTTTGCGGCGCAGCTCGACGGTCTGGCTGGCGGTGCGGATGATGACCCCATCGGGCGGCATGTGATTGCAGATTGGCGGCGTGAGGTACAGGCGCGGCGTGCGCTGCGGCGCCGACTTCTTCAGCGCGATCCGCACGCTGCCCGCCGTGATCGTCGCCTCGCCCATCTCGCCATACAGCAAACACTCGGCATCGTCGGCCGTCCACGTCGGCCCGTCGCCGTACAGCTGATAGACCGCTGCGGTGCGCCCGGTGGTGCCCTGCGTCAGCACGGTCTGCCCGATCAGATACTCGTTGTTGAACAGCTCGACCGACTGGCAGCTGGGCGCCATCTTGAACGACGCGGCCTGCCAGATCAGCGAATTCCACGTCACCTGCTCGGCGTTGCTGTAGCGCACCGGCACGTTGAAGCCCAGCTCGATCAGGAAGCGGTCGCGCGTGATGGTCTTGGCGATCTCGGTGCCGGTGGCGCCGCTGACCGGACGGCTCACGCATTCACCTCGGTGCCCGCCAGCGTGACGTTGATCGTGCCAGGCAGGTAGCCCACCCAGTTGCCGAACTGGTTCGCGGCAGCCTGCTGCGTGTCGGCCGCTTTCTGCTGCGCCGCGGCGCCGGCGGCGAACACGGCCTCCATCTGCGCCAGCATCTTGTCATTCGCGGCGTCCAGCGCGGTCTGGATGGCGTTGCCGACCGTCCCCGCCTCGTTGACCTTGTCGGCGCTGACGGTGGTGAGCAGCGCTTCGAGCCGCTTCTCGGCGGCGACCTCGGTGTCCTGGAGGAACTGGATGATCTCCGGCCCGAGCGCCTGTTTCTGGCTGTCATCCAGCAGGCCGTACGACTTGCCGGTGAGCTGGTCGATCATCTGCAGCGCCTGCATGATCTTTGCCGGGTCGGTGGCGTTGGGAATAGCGCCGGCCAGGAATTCGATCTGCTTCTCGACATAGGCGTAGCGATCAGCATTGCTCGCCATGCCATCGAGGCGGATCTGCTCGATGGTGCTGCCGAACAGGCCGTCGATCTCCTGCAGCGCGCCCTTGATCTGCGCGATCAGCGCGAGCTCCGTGGCGTAGCGCTGCTGGACCATTCCGGTCAGCTGCGCGAAGTCCTCGGCGTCGGCGAGCTCCGTCGAGAACCGAACGATCGCATCGCCCTGCTCGCTCCACAGGTCGAACAGCGAGCGGTTCGCCGCTTCGATCTGCTGCTGCACGGCGCCGATGGTGTCCGTTTCCAGCAGCGCCTTGAGCGTGTCCGTGCTGGTCTTGTAGATCCCCTGGATCTCGGCCACCTGCGCGAACTGGCCGAGCATCTCCTCAGCCGTGCCGCCGATGCGCGAGATGAACGGGCGGATCTGCGCGTCGAAGCTGTCGGCGGTTGCATCCAGCCACGCGCGCACGAATTCGGCCGGCGCATCTTTCAGCTTGCTGGTGTCGAGCTTGTCCAGCCGGCCCGATACGCCGAACGAATCCGCAGAGCCTTTGCCATTCACATTCAGCGATCGGCCGCCGAGCGTCTGGCCGCTGAGGTTCACGTTCACGCCCATCGCGTTCGCCAGCGCCGTCAGCGAGCCGTCGAGATCCGCGAAGCCCTGCAGCAGTTCCTTCGCCGCCGCCTCATCGGTGCGATTGGCGATGGCAGTCAGCTCCAGCCCCGACGCGCCAAAAAGGCTTTCGACGGCGTGGCTGCTGTTGTTCGCGCCGGTCTTGATTCCCAATGCGCCCCACTTCGGCTGCTTCTTGATCAGCTTGCCGATGGCGGAATCCACGATACCGCCCAGCGCCGCGCCCAGCGAAGTCCCCAGCGGGTTGCCGGCGCCGAAGATGGTGCCCGCAATGCCGCCGATGGTCGCGCCGTAGCCGGTGCCCTCGCTGCCGAACAGCTTCTCGCCGAGGTAGTTGCCGGCGTAGCCGCCCGCGAAGCCCGCGCCCAGGTTCAGCCCGGCGCCCACGGCAAGGCCAGTCGGGCCGGTAAAGCCAAGCTGCGCGCCGACGCCCTGCATGCCGAGCTTCGCGAGTGCGAGCTTGCCGGTCGAGCCGCCGATTCCGCCGAACAGCGAGCCCAGGCTGCCGAGGCCGCCCGCGCCGCTTGATGCGCTGGCGGCGGTCGACGCGCCCCCCAGGCCGAGCGCCGCGCCCAGCTGCATCACGATCGGGCGCGTGATCGCCATGTGTGCCAATTCTGCGAGGAGTTGGCTGAACGCCGATTTCAGCGAATCGGCAAAGCTGTCGAAGCCGCTGCCGATGTTGCGCCACATGTCCACGAACGCGCTGTCGACACGCTCGGCCGCACCCTTGACCGCCTCGGCCCACGGGTCGAGCTCGGCCGTCTGCTCGCGCAGCGCCTCGGTCTGCGACTCGACCGCCTTGGTGGTTTCGTACAGGCCCTTGTCCGATTCGGCCTTCTGGAAGATCGCCATCATCTCGTCTTCGCGGCGCTCTTTCTGCGCGGCGGTCAGGCCCTTGATCTTGGCTGTCTGGTCCTCGACGGCGCGGCTGTTGCTCTTGGACGCGACGGTGCTCTCGTCTACCACGTCGGCAAGATCGGCCGTTGCGTTCGCGGCATAGCCGGCGTTGACGGTTTCGTTTTTCAATTCGGCGGTCATCTGCTGGATGGTGGCGACTTCCGCATCGCGCGCTTTCGTCAGCCGCTCGATGTCGCCCACCGCCGCCGGGTCCCACAGCTTCTTGAACTGCAGCGCCAGAATTTTGACGTTGTACCCCAGGCGCGTCACGCTCTCGTCTATCGCCCCGAACACGCTGATGGCGGCCGAGCGCAGGTATCCCATCGCGATAGGGATCGTTTTGCCGATAGCGTCGGCGATGCTGATCAGCGTCTTGAGCACCTTCGCGATCACGGCATTGCCGCCCGCATCGCCGAAGGCGCGGAATATGCCCGTCACCTCGTCGGTCAGGTTCGAGAACAGGCCGGGCAGGCCTTCCATTTGCCGGCTAATCGCCGTGCCGAAGTTGTTCTCGCCCAGCGCCGTGAGGTACTCAGTGATCTCGGCCGAGCTCTTGCCCACCTCGGTCGTGATGCCGCGGAACGTGAACTTCACGCGATCGCCTTCCTGCGCTGCCGTGATGCCGAAGTCGCGCAGGCGCTCGAACTGGAAGCTCGACGCATCCGCCACCGCCTCGATCATCTGCGTCATGGATTTCGACATCGCCGAGGACGTGTTGCCAAACGACAGCAGCGCGCGCTCGGTCGGCTCCAGCCCCAGCGCCTTCAGCTTGACGAACGCCTCGACGGATTGCTCCAGCGAGAACGGCGTCTTGGCGGCGAACCCCTCCAGCGCCTTGAACGCGATGCCGGCCTTGTCGGCCGAGCCGACCATCGTTTCCAGTTGCCCGCGCAGGCGGTCGGTTTCCGTGGCCACGCTGACGAACGCCCGCGCTACGCCCACGGTCGCCAGCCCGGCCAGCATCGGGCCGATGGTGCCGATCACGCCCTTCAACCTGTCCATCTTCGACACGGACTGCTCCGCGCCGTCGCCCACCTTCCCGACGCTGTCGGCCGCCTTCGTGCCGGCGGCGTCAAGCTTGCCGAGCTCGCCCTCAAGGCGTCGCGCGCTGCTCTCAGCCTGGCTGCCGTCAATCGTGACGACGAGGCGACTTTCCGACATCTTTCAGCACCTCGCGGTCAATGGATAGGACATGTTCGATCAGCAGATCGGGATCATCGGACGGGTAAAAATCGAGATAGACGCCGATCTCGCGCAGCGTCACCGGCCGCGCGCCGCCGAGCCCTTCCGGGCGCATCGCGGCGATCTGCAGGTACTGCTCGCACAGTCGCAGCAGGTACGGCGTCATCTCGGGGCAGTCGAGCAGGGCTTGTGGGGTATATTCCTCGGTCGCCTTGCTCTGCAGCAGCTCGATGTCGGTGGCGCTCCACTTGCGCCGCCACGCGAGGAACCCCGCTACTTTCCCGCCGTTTCCTCGATCGCCGCCTTGCGGAAATTCTCGAGGTTGGTGGCGAACTCGAACACGAACTCGCGCACGTCGGGATTCAGCAGAAGCAGCTTGTGGGCCAGCTCCTCGTCAAACGGTGCCGGGTTGCCATCGGGCGTCTCGACGCCCTCCCATCCGCGCAGGATGCCCTGCGCCATCGCGCGGCACTGGATTTCGAGCGCCTTCTCGGAAGGCAGCCCGCGCTTGTTGCGGTGCGGCGCCTCCAGGCGGTCGGATGCGCGCAGAAAAACCGGATTGCCCGAGCGCGCGATGCGAAACCGCACCCCCTCGGAGAAGTCGGCCCAGACGCCATCCGTGTCGGTGCTCGCACGCTCAAATTGAAACTTCATGCATACCCCCCCAGGGTAAAAAGGATGCCCGCCCCACCGGAGCGGGCGGGATCATCACGGAACGCGGGTGATCTTGAGGCTGGTCGCCTCGACGCTGTCATACAGCGCGGTGAACGCGATGCGCTGCATCACGTCGCCGTCGAGCTGGCCGTCCTCGGGCGCGCCGCTGTTGAACTTCACTTTCGGGAAAAGGAAGGTGTAGCTGTTCGATCCGTCGCCGACGGTGAACTCGAACGTCGCCGTGGTGTTGGCGAGCAGCTTGGTGTACGCCGCCACGTCATCGAAGTACGCCTCGATCGTGCCGGTGATCAGCGATCGGCCATACGCCTGATCCTGCGGCCCGGTGGCGCCCACGCCCTCGATTGCGCGCAGGTTGTTCGTCAGGTTGATTCCGATCGACTTCACGATACTGGTCGGCGCCACGCCGTCGATCTCGACGCCGCTGATGTCACTGGATCCGTTCAGCACGTCCGTAGTGGTCGCCGCCACGACCGAGCCCGTGCCGAGCAGCGAGGTGGTGGTCGAGAGGTGCGTCTTGCCGGCGAAGCCGAAGGCGCAGGTGGCGACCGATCCGTAGGCGAAATTCATCGCCATCGTGTTGACCTTCATGCCCTTGTATTGCAGGTACTGGGCGGTGGTCCAGTCGGCGTATTTCTTCTCGATCGAGAAGCTCTTGTCCAGCACGCCCACCTTCAGCACGTCAGCCGTCCAGGCGCCGCACATGGCCGCCTCGATCAGCGCGTCGTAGGTGTTGCACGAGAACTCGCAATTGATGTCGCCGCCGATCTCCTGCCCCACGAGGATCAGGTCGGTCACCTGCCGCGTGCTGCTGATCTCGTTGCTGACGATGGTGCGCGGGTTGCCCGTGAGCGTGTTCGACAGGTAGCGCAGCGCCTGCCAGGTGGTGGCGTTGGTCGGCGTGGTGCCGTAGGTCACCTCGGGGATAAATTTAATCTCGACGCGATTGGATTCAGACATTGCGATTGCTCCTAAAGGGAATGGTCAAATTCAGCTGATGCCAGCCATTTACCACTCCCCGAGTGGTCAGTGTTGCGGCGTAGGTTGTGATGCCCGAAAAACGCTCATGCTCGAACAGAGCGGCGAGCGTGTCGGCGTATCCACGCCCGGTGGCAGTCCCCGACCCCTCCGGCGTGTAGATGTTGATGGCGATCAGGCCCGCATCGCGCACCCCGATGGTGGTTCCCGCTATCCCGCGCGTCTGCCCGGTGGCGCCGATCACGGTGAGCTCGACCCATCCGCCCGAGGTCGGCGGCGTGAAATCGCGGTTCTCCCAGGCGATCGGCGTGGTGGCCCAGCCGGTCGCCATGCGCGCGGCGATGGCACTGCGGGTCGACTCAAAGCTCATCCATGACCCCCTGCACGGCCGATTCCACGAACAGCAGCGGCGCCTTGCGGCTGTGCTGCGTGCCCGGCGGCTTGCCGTAGTTCAGCGCGCCGATATAGGGCAGGTTGTTCGCGATGTGGATCACCGGGAAATTGCGCGATGCGTTGATCGTCGCGGTGCCGGCGCTGATCGCTTTCTGCCCGCTCGGGTCCAGAATGTCCACCTCGCCCGCGGGGATGTCATCAATGTCGGTTTGCCAGTTGCCCCGCGCGCGCCCGGTATCGACCGGCGTGGCCAGCACGACGCGCGACAGGATCTCCAGCCCGGCGCGGCGGCATTGGTCGCCGTGGTCCTTCGTCACGTCCTTCGCGAAAATGGTCGGCGGGCGCACCCAACTCATCGGCGCACCTGCACGAAATGGGCGACCGGCGTGCCGGCCGGGTTGACGGAGCGCACGTTGACGACCGACCAATAGGCCGAGTCGATCAGCACGGTGTCGTTGACCGTAGGCGTGACCGTGGCGTCGAGCACCAACTCCCTGTCGCCCCGGCGGATCACCGTCCCGTCGATCTGGGCGGCGCGGTAGTCGCGCACCATGCCGGTCGCCGTCAGGTCTGCCGTAGTGGCGCCGCTGGTCGTGTCACTGCTCGGCGTGTAGGTGCCGCCGGTCGTGCGGCGGATGGTGACCGACGTGCCGAACTCGGCAAGCAGCTCCGTGGCCGTGCTGGCCATATCGCCCCAGAACGTCATGCGCGGATTGCCATCAGGCCGCTGTTGCGCAGCAGCGTGTTGATGATCGTGCGCGATGCCTGCGTCTTGCTGACCTTCATGGCCACGCCGGGATTCGCATACTCGACCTCGACGGCGCCCTCGACCCGCTGGCGGATCACCGGCAGCGTGGCGGCCGATGGGTTGCGCGGATCTTCCCCGGCGTTGAGCTCCACGATAAGCGCCAGTTGCGCGTTCAGCACCTGGCGCGGGATCTCGCCGCTGTTCCACTCCCAGCCCTCGATCGTCACGCCATCGCGCGGCCACGCCAGCGGCTGGTCGCGCTCGACGCGATCACCCTTGAACCGCCCGTCGAACGATTCGAGGTAGTCCATCGCCTGAATGATCAGCGCCTCGATGGCGGCGTCATCGGTCGGCAGCGACACGCCGCGCGCCTGCGCGTAATCCCACGCATCGGCGATGCTGACGTAGCTGTTCGCTCCCGTCACGATGGTGCCGTCCTCGACCGTGATCGTCATAGTTCCACCGCCAGTTTGTGCCGAAGCCAGAATGCGGCGTCGTGCCGCATCGCCGTGAATACCTCGCCCGCCTCCCGATCCTTGCCGCACATGGTGCGCGGCTTCGTGGCGCGTAGCGTCACCAGATTATTGACGCCGCGTAGCCCCTCGATGCCGGGATGCGGTGTGTAGCGCCCGAAGCGCTCGGCCGGATCATACGCCGGCCAGAACTTCGTCAGCGGCCCGCCGCCCACGACGCGCACAGGACACTTGATGAGCTCAGCCGCTGCTGTGCTGTGCGCCAGCTTCGACGGCGCGCCGCTGTAGCCGTCCATGCCGGCCAGCAGCACCACCTTCGCGCCCATCGCCCACGCGGCCCACGCAGCCACCATGCCCGAGAGCACGTAGCGGCGCGGGTGGCCCGGCCAGGTCGCGAGCCGGTAGTCGGCCCACTCCTCCGGGTTGATGACCGGCGCGTCGGATTTCGAGCGCAGGTACGGCAAAAGAGGCTGCTCCGTGCCCCAGTAGTGCATGTCCATTGCCAGCATGTAATGCGGCTTGCGGATATCCACACCGTGCGCGTTCACGCTGATCACGATGTCGCACGCAAGCCCTTCCATGTGATCGGCCAGCGACGGAGCGCCGCCCATCACGCAAATGCGCTTGCCCCGGTGGGCAAGGATGAGGTCGTTGAATTCTGCCATGCAGAGAGATCGGGGGGCGGTTGCCCGCCCCCGTCAGGCTCAGATGTTGGCCAGCGCGAGCACACCTGCGGTGTGCTTGATGCTGGTTGCCACCTTGTCCCAGTTGCCGGAGGTGACGAGCTCTGCATCGGTCGGCGTCTTGCCGCCGGTCGAGGTGTCCCAAGCGTAGCCCTTCACCGACACGCCGAAGCTGTAGTCCGCCTGGAACGTGGTCTCAATGCGGTGCTTGCCGTTGGTGGTGATCACGTTGGTGATCACGTCGCTGCCGTCGTAGACGGTGACGCCGCCGGCCACGAGGCCGAGCACCTTTTGGTCAGCGCCCGTGCCGGTTTCACGCAGCGCCGGGGCGTCGGTCACGATGACCCGCTTGCCCAGGATCTCCACGACCGTCACGCTGTTGTATTGAAACAGCGTCGGCGTGTTGGCCAGGTTCGCGGCGATCAGGTTGTGATACGCCGTGCCGTCCATCACGTTGCACACGATCAGGCTCGACGAATCGCCGAACTTCGCGTGAGCGGTGTTGATGTCGGTATAGGTGATCGGGCCGGTGCCGGTGTCGTAGATCGCGGTCGCTTGCGGCTCGATGGCCGCCACGGCGCACGCGATGGCCGTGTTGAGCTGATCCTTGACGATCGCCTCGGCCAGGTTGCGGCTGATGACCTCTAGCGCCTCCTCGGGGGATTTGCGTATCCAGGTGATCTGGCCAGGCTCCCAGAGGATCGGGCCGAAGCCGCCCGCTACCTTCACGCCGACCGACTGCAGCTGCGACAGCGAGGTGCTGGACGGCGTGCCGTTGGTGTTGTAGCGGTCCACGCGGCGCTGTGCGGCGTGGATGGACGCCCAGAACGACTCGTACTTGTAGTCGCCCTCGATGCCCTGCGAGGTGAGCACGATGGCGCCACCGCTTGCTGCGTTGAACTTGTCCACCATCTGGGCGACGGTTTCAGCCGTGGTGCCCTGCAGGTAGTCGTTGAAAACCTTCATGTCAGAAAGTGCCATTTTGGGGCTCCTTTAAATTAAAAACCGGATGCTTTGAGCTTGGCGGCGATTGCTGCGCGGCGCTGTTCTGGAGTCCCGCTCAGATCACCTTGAGGTTGCGCGGCCCCGCCGCCTTGTCCGCTACCGTTGGCACCGCCCCCGCTAGCTTTACTCCCAACGATCACCGGCGCGAAGGCCGGCGAGGTCGTGAATTCTGTTTTCAGATCGTCCAGCGTCGCGGCGCTGGGCTTGCCCGCGCTGTCGCGCACCACCGTGACGAACTGCCCGTCGCGCTGCTCCGCGGCGAGGCGCGCCTTGATGTGCGGGATCAGGATGTCGGCCGATCCCGGCACGGCGATCTCGTTGGCCAGGCGCACGGCCACGTTGTCGACCGTCATGGTCGTGATGCTGCCCTGCATCGTTTCGATCTGCGCCGAAAGCTCGCGCTCGCGCTTGGCCAGCTTCTCGGCCCACGAGGCTTCCAGTGCGGCCACGTCGCCGCTCTTGCGGGCGAGTTCCTCGGCTTCGGCCTTCGCGCGCTCCTCGGCCTCCCGCCTGGCTGCCTTCGCCGCCTTCGTCTCGGTCAGGAGTTCGTCGTTTTTCGACTTCAGCGCCTCTATGCCCTTGGTCAGCTCGGCCACCTGTGCTTTCAGCGCCTCGACGTCGGCGTTTTTGTCTTCGTCTGCCATGTTGCCCTCCGGGCGGTAGATGCCGGCACGGCCGGCGGATTAAAGCTCCGCGCGCTCGAATGCGAGCGGCTCCAGCTTGCGCATCTGGTCGAGCGTCAGCGGCTCGAAATTCTTGCCCAGGTTCAGCTCGGCGAAGCGCTCGGCGCTCAGCCCCCCGGCACGCAGCAGTTTCGCGCGCGTCGGCCCGATGGCCTGATTCTGGAAGCTATCCGGCTGCGTCTTCAGCCACTCGTAGTAGCTGAGGTTCGCCGGCACCGCGCCGTCCTCGCTGGACCTGATCGCGTTCTTGCGGCTGAAGCCGAGCTCCGCGACCGTGGTCGAGCGGCAGCGCACATGGATCGGCGGGCGCGGGCCGGAATCCACCGGGAACACGCGCCCGTCGAGACTGCGGCACTGCTGCGTCGTGCGGCTGTCGAGCGTGCTGACCCATCGCACCCCTTTCACGATGTCGCTATTCGCCGCCCACGTTTCCTGCCGCGCCACGCTGGCGACGTGCTGCACCGCCGTGCGCACCACCGCCTCGGCGTTGCGGTTGCTGATGGCGAGGATGCCGTCGCGGTATTTGTTCGCCCGGGTGCCGCGCACGACCTGCAGAATCTTCGAAGTGGTCGCGCCCTCGTAGAAGCCCTGGCGGATCGCGCCGCCGACGCGCTTCACCTCGGTGGCGCTCCAGTCGCGCACGAAGCTCTCCAGCAGCTTGCCGCCATCCGCCCCGCGCACCGATAGCGGCGCGGCCAGCACCGCGGCGCTGACCTGTGTGGCGCTCGGCAGCACCGGCTCGTAGGCGCCGTCCGTGCCATCGGCCAGGCTGCGCGCCTCGAAGCCCGCCTCGTAGTCGGCGATCTCGATCAAGCGCCCGGACAGATCCTGCCAGTGCCGCTCGTAGATGGCAGCCAGCGTGCGCTCGATGTCGAGGATCAGCGCCTCGGCGCGCACGCGCGAGAACTCGGTCATCTCGCCCCGCGCCAGCCGCGTGCGTAGCTCGCGGTCCATTTCGCGCAGGAATGCGGCGAACTGGTTCGCCTCGCCCGTTTTCACGCGCTCCAGCATCATCTGATGCCGGGTGGCGATCTCGGTCAGGCGCTCAGCCGTCGCTGCCATCGTCTGCCGTCAGCCCGAGGCCGGGATCTTGCGTGTCGAGCTCGCCCCGGATGGTTTCGTCGTCCTTCTCCGGGTCGATCAGCCCGTACTTGCGCAGCTGCGCCCACAGGTCGCCCTCGGGCAGCTTGCCCGACTGCCACGCGGCAATCAGCGCCGTCAGCATGGCCGGGTCGAGGCGCTGCTCCACGAAGTCCTGCGACAGCGTCAGCGCGGCATCGCCATCGGCGCCCATGAATCGCGCCATCCAGCCGAGCGCTTTGGTGTAGGCCTCGGAGACGTTCGAGCACGCCAGCGACAGCACCGAATGCTGCGCCTCCTGCTCGCCCTGCGACTCCGTGGCGGTCTTGACCGCGCTGCCCGGCTGCAGCAACCGCGCGCCGAGCGCGATCATCTGCGCCTCCTTGTCCTGCATCGCCTCGCGCGCCAGCGAATTCGGCATCGCCTGCGCCACACCGAAGCTCCCGCCCTGTGGCAGCAGGATCGGCGCGCGCGCGCCGATGTAGACGCCAGACTGCTGCATCCAGTCGCGCCACTCCTCGGTCAGCCCTGCCATGTAGAACTGCGGCTGCCCGACCAGGTAGACGCTGTCCTCGTAGTCGGCGCTGTTGCGATAGTGCGCGATGTTCACGTCGGCCAGATCTTTCAGCGGCGAGCTGTCGATGCTGGCGTCGTTGTTCTGCGAGCCCACGAAGGCGAACGGGATCTCATCCCACGGCCGCCCGGCGCCATCAAGCACCTGATACGGTCCCTCCACCAGCTCGAACGACTTCTTTTCGCCCGTGCGCCAGATCTCCCACGTGTAGCCGAGCTCGGACAGGCGCAGCACGCGGTATTGCGGCTCGGCCGTCAGCCCGAAGCCGTCAGCGGTCACCGTTTCGCGCGTCTCGGCGATCACGACCAGCGACAGCACATGCTGCGCGCCGCGCTTCTCGGTGCGCCAGTTGATCACCTGCCGCGCGTCGATACTGACGATCGTAGCCCGCACCCGTCCGCTGGCCATGTCCGCGCGCGAGGCCGGCGCCTCGGTGGTCGGGTAGTCGACCAGCAGCGCGTGGCGCCCCAGCTTCAGCACCTGGCCCAGCGTGCCCTGCGACTGCTGGTAGACGCTCACCCCGGCGCCGTCGATGTCCTCGGCGATGTAGTCCAGCGCCCCGGGCACGTCGAGCTCGGGCCACTTGCGAAAGGCCGCGCCGACCAGCGACTGCAGCGTGCGCCCGGTGGCGTTATAGAACGCCGCGCGCGCCACGTACTGCGTGTAGCGGGTCGCGTTCTCCTCGCTGGTGTCGTTAGGATTCGGCTGCGGCAGATAGGTGGTGGTCGCCGCCTTGATGGCGTCCTGACCGTCGCACACGTCGCTGACGAGCGCCCACGCGGCAAGCGCGGCGCGGTATTCCTCGCGCTGGAAGCTCACGTCTGCCATCAGGTCGCCATCCTCAGTTTGATCTGCATCGCCGGCTTGATCACCGGATACTCGTAGTGCATGAAGTACCCCCCGGCGTCGGGCAGGTGGTCGAGGCCTTGCGTCTTGTCGGGCTCGCCGTTGGCGTTGTAAGCCTGCTGCTCCAGGCAGCGCACGTAATTCGGGCAGCGGTCGACGTTGACCCGATAGCCGTTTTTGAATCCGGCGTTCATCGCGTTGATCCGATCCCGCACGGGCGGATTCTTCGCGGGCGCGTAGACGCTGAAGCCCGCATCGCGCAGCACCTTCAGATCCGTCACCGCCGCATCATTCGAGCGCCGCCCGCCGCCGCTGCTGTCCGGGTAGACGTTGATCGCGTGCCCCGCGAACCGGCTGCGCAGCACACCGCACATGTCCGGTGTGTCATAGGCCTTCGTCACCTCGGCGACCGCGACCGGCTTGCCGTCACGTTTCACGTGGATCACTGCCGACATCTCGCCGACGTTGAAATCCATCCCCACGAACAGCGGCTCGCCCGGCCGTTCGACCTCGTGCGTGTCGCAGCGCGTGCGGTCGAATCCGATGTATATCGTGCCGCTCGTCAGGTTGACGAACTGCCCTTCGAGGTACGCATCCAGCAGGTGCGCCGGATAGATCGCGCGCAGGCTCTCGATGTAGTCCTCGGGCAGGTGCGGATTGCTCGCCGTCGGCGCCCGGATCAGCTCGTAGCCGTCGAGCTTCTTCGCCTCCCATGTCTCGTAGACAAAGCGAAATCCCTCGGGCGTGGTCGCCACGCCGATCGTGTTCGGCGCGCCGTCTGCTTTGCGCTGGCGGTTCCGTGACAGGATGCGCCGCCACACCTCGGCCGCGTCGTCGCGCTTCAGCGTGTCCAGTTCATCGACGTCCGAGTCGCCCACCTCGTAGCCGATGATCCGGCTGGGCGTGTCCATGCTGCGGAAGATGATCCGCCCGTGGCCCTCGATGTCCAGCGTGTTGAGCGGGTGCTTCAGCAGCCGGTACGGAATCCCCAGGCCGGTGAGCATCTCCTCCCAGCGCGGCCAGGCGATGACCCTGATCAGGTCATAGGTCGGCTCGTAGAACGCCCGATCGTTCTTCGGATAGGCCAGCTTGCCCAGCAGCGCGCGGACGATCAGCGCCTCGGTCTTGCCGCTGCCGAATCCGCCCACGAATGCCGGGTGCTTTGCCTCGCTGAAAATGAACCGATCCTGCGGGACGGTCGGGTTAAGCTCCATCCGGCCGGTTGATCACGAGATTGATCGGCCCGCTGCCGCGATGCTCGACAATCTGCTTGTCCAGCCCGGTGATGCGCGCCATGCCCATCACGGCCGTCACCATCGAGGCGGGCCGCTTGGCCTCCTCGCTGGTCTTGTACGCCCGCAGCAGCATCTTCAGCAGCTGCTCGGCGTTGATGCCGAACACCTTCGCCGCCTCGGCCTGCAGCTCCGCGATGCGCGCCTTGATGCGTGGATCGCGCATCAGCTTGTGCGCGTACTCGCGCGCGTGGTCGCGGCACTGCGTCGGGTAGATCTTCATGTAGGCATCGGTCGCGTTTCCCGACTTCAGCCACTCCTGCACGAAATCCTCGCGCCTTCTGTTCAATGCGTTTGCCATCTTGCCCCCGGCTCGATGCTGTGCGGCTCGGCCGCTTAGGTATCCACGACGCGCACCATGACGCGCCCGTAAAGTGTTTGCCCCTCCGTGGTGGCGCAGACTATTTCGACCGCCCAGCGGCCAGCGTTCGCCGCCGTGGCGTCGGCTTTGAACTGCACCGCCTGGCCGATAGCACATGCCGATCCGTTGACGGTGATCGCCTCGGAGTTGACGGTCTTGTTCGTCAGCGTCAAGCCGGCGCCAGCCTCGGCCGTGACCGTGGGCGTACCGCTCAGCAGTTCGCCCGAATCCAGCTTGCCGGTGAAGTCGACCGAAACGATGCGCACCTCGTCGGTGCTGATCTCGGCGATGTCATCTGCGGTAAATCCCACCGATCAGATCTCAGCCAGCCGCGCCTTGAACTCGGCCAGCTCGGCCAGACGCGTGTCCAGCTCGGCCTGCAGCTCGGCGGCCTTCTTGGCATTGCCCTTCGCGGTTGCCTTTTCGATGGCGGCACGGATGCGCGGGATACGGCCGATGGATCGGTCGATCTGTTGCGCGGGCGTGGCGTTGATGGCAGCCACGGATCGCGGTTTGCGTTCGTCGGTCATGGTCTACCCCTTATACCTGGTTCATCGACATGATGCCGCTGGCGTTCCACGTCACGCTGAACGCGCCTGCGCTCAGGTCGATCGTGGTGCCGAGGTCGACATAGCCGAGGCAGTTCTTGTTGGTGGCCGTGTCGCTGTAGAGGATGCCCCAGCGCGCATTCGTGGGATTGCCGGCGTGCTGCGCAATGCTCACGTCGTCGCCGTCGAACACGCCAGCGCCGCCCGTGAGCGTCACGGTCGGGTTGCCCACCGATGCGCCGCCCGTGGCGTAGTTGCCGCCCGGCGTCACCTGGTTTGTGCTGGTGTTCGTGGAACCGCCTGCGCCCCAGCACGGTTCAGCGTCAGTTGCGGCCGGCGTGTAGGTCGCGGTGACCAGCCCGAGTTTGATGGTGTCCGTTTCGAGGTTAAACACCTTCTCCTGTACGTTCACCAGGAACGCATCGTAGAAAGTCACGTCTCCGGCAGGCATGTCGGCCTCCTAGTCTCTGGGAATCGTAAAATGAATGCGCCCGATCGGGATGCTGTAGTGCATCCGCCCGACCGGGATCGTGAACTCAAGCCCCGGCGTCGTGAGCGCCGACTCGCCGCCGACCACCGTGGCCGCGAACGTCGTCAGCCCGATGGACTCGAGCGCCGCCGCGATCTCGCCCGTCATGGTCAGCGTGGCGCCGAACTCGGTCAGCGTGATCGCCTCGACCAGCGCCGCCACGTTGCTGCCGAGCCCGATCTGCGCGGCCAGCGTCGTGAGGTTGATCTGTTCCAGCCCGCCCGCCAGCGCGACGTTCAGCGTGATGCCGGCGCCGTGGCTGGTGAGCGCAATGTTCTCCAGCGCGGCGCCAATCAGCGCGCCGAGCGTGACCGTCGCGCCGTTGGCCGTGACCGTGATCGACTCCAGCCCGCCCGCAATGTTCCGCGCACTGGATACCAGCGCCTGCGGCACAGACAGCGTGATCGACTCCAGCGCGGCGCCGATGGTCACGTCGCTGCTGGTGCTGACCGTCGCGCCGAGGCCGGTGATCGTGATCTGCTCGAGCTGCGCCGCGATGGCCGCATCCAGTCGCACCGCTGCCGGGTTGGCTGCGATGACGATGGCCTCCATCGCTGCGGCGATGGCCGCGCCGAGCGTGACGCTGGCCGCATTCGCCGTGAGCGCGATGCTCTCCAGTCCGCCAGCGATCGCCGTGTCCCGGATCACCGTCGCCGCGAACGTGCCCAGGCTGATCGACTCGACCGCTGCCGTGATGGCCCGCGCGCTGCCGACCGTCGCGGCGTAGGGCGTCAGGCTCAGCGCCTCCAGCGCGCCGGCAATATCGCGTGCGCTGCCGACCGTTGCGCCGAACGTGCTGAGCGAGATCGACTCCAGCGCGCCCGCGATGTCTGTCGCCCCACCGCCGCCTGCGGAGGGGAAGTAGAGGATGCGGGGTTGCTTGCGGACTAGCTCGCCCCACGGCGCGGCGGTAATCGCCTGCATCTCCGGATCGGACAGTCCTTGCGCAAACGCCGCGATAAGCGTTGCTCGGGTGACGCTGGGATTGTCTGCGCCCCCGATGCCGCGATTGGCTATGCCTAGAGCAAGGGATACCCTGCCGCCGGGGACCGCCCCCGTCGAAGTGTCTACCTGTACCGTGCCGCCATCCGCTACGCCACGGTAATTGTTTTGCTCTGCCCACCGAAATGCGTAGGTCGGAATCCCGATCCCGCGAGTCGGAAGCGGGCCAATCGACCCCGCAAAATCATTACTGGCCGTCGCCATTTGGTCATACAAACCCGACCAGTCGAACCCATCGCGCCGCAGGTTTGACCACGCCACGCCACCCGAGATCATGGCGTAGCTTATGACGATGGTCGCGGGAGTGACGCCGACAGCGAAGTCGAAGTGCTCGGTGCCAATCCCAGAGGACGTGATCGACTCTGGTCCGTAGGTATGCCCCGTCCCCGAGGCCGTCCCGCCGAGTACGCCCGTCACCGCGTTGATCCGCCACGACCGGGCATTGAGCACATACAGCGCGGTGAGGCCGCGCCCGACCCACTGCGGACGGACTGCTATCGGCCCGGTCGGCTGCCTGCGCCACTTGTCAGGCAGGAGTATGACGCTCACGGGTTACGCGCTCGGCGTCAGCGTGTACGGCGTGATCTTGACGTAGATGTGCGAGGCGCTGCCCGTGATCGTCTGCCCCGTTTTGTTCTCGATGTAGAAATACGCCTTCTGGA